GTCCCATGAAATATACACACGATATACCGCTTGCATTCTCAACTGTGATATTCCAGAACCCATTCTCTCCTGTTGATACCTGTAAAACATTAGACTGATCTATAAATCCCATGAAAATCTTTGTTTCATCTTTCTGGGCTTCGTTTAGTTTTTCCGCTAATCCACAATAAGTATTGACTACTTCAGGAGACTGTCTTAATAGTAGACCTTCGTCTTGTGCATAAGCATTCCCAGTAAAAAGAAAGATTCCCAGTATCACACAAAGAAATTTAAAGAACATTGCTTCTCCACTTCTGGATCTCAGGCCGTTCCTGCCAGTTTATCTAGGGGATTCTCCACAGGTTCGGGCTTCTCAGACAAGCTTTGGATTAGGATATTCATAAAAGAGTCTGATGCTATAACAATTTGATCTAGTTGAAATTGAGTAGCCTGACGCTTCTGTTGTAAATCCTGTACTTGAGTAATCCAATACTTTTGCTGATCCGTTAAATCAGATTGATCGTAATCATTACCATTGATATTGATTACATTACTTTCTTCAGTCATAAATATGTTCCTTTCTATGCGGCCACGTAGGCTTTACCAGCCGTGACGGCATCGTCATATGATGTTTTGCTATTCGAGGAATCCTTATACCAATCTTTCTCAGCTTGAATTTCAAGATGATCAGTATTCCGAGTTACCATAAGTTTCACTTCCGCTGCTGTTCCAAACATTTGCATAGCTTCTGTATCATCAGCTATAGTAGCATTAATCAGATTAACACTATCATCCATAGCTGAGAAATGTGCAGCAATCTCTTCAGCAGTAGGTTCATTATCCATTTTTCTCTCCTTGGTTAAGTTATTTACTAGTGTGTTCTTCTTTCCATTTCTTCAGTTCATCAATTTCAGCGGATAGTTCTTTTATTGCATTAATCATTGCCCAAACCACAGGGCCACGATCTACCGATAATATTCCATGATCACTCCGTTCGGTGACTGCTTCCGGGAATGCTTCTTGCAACTCCTGTGCAATGGCACTCGTTGTCAAAACATCTTGCGGCAGACCCTCTTGAGCACCGGGGAAATCTTCTTGAAGTTCTTCATCGCTCTTATAGAAGAAGTTCTTCGGAACGACCGTGAGGATCTCAGCAAGTCCTTTTGGACTATCAACGATGTTCTTTTTAATTCGTCTATCGGAGTTTGTTGACCAATCGGCTGAGTTATTACCGGCATAATTGCCACCAGTGTTAGCATTTATGAAACCAGTGCTAGCACCCTTACCTTGAATATTCGCACTAGAAGCAATAACCATTTCATTGCTCACACCAACAGCAGAAGAATGTGCGCCATTGCCGATGAACACATTTCCTGATCCAGTGGTCGTGGCTACACTATGCGTTCCGGAATTATATCCAATACAGACGTTATAATCACCAGTTGTAATGCCAGCGCCAGCATAATAACTCAGTAATTGATTGCCTGTGCCGTCTGTAATGGAATCTCCTGCATGATCACCCACAGCTACATTATAACTTGCGGCAACAGCAACAAGCATAGCCTGATCACCAACGGCAACATTTCCAGATCCAGTACATGCACCCATAGCATTGTACCCAACAGCAGTATTCTGACTTGTTGTAGTGCAAGCATCCAGAGCACCATAACCCACTGCTGTATTGAATGTTCCCGTCGTATTTGCCGCCATAGCACCATAGCCCACTGCTGTGTTATAAGAAGCCGTTGTATTGGCAGTCAGAGCAGTAGCGCCTACGGCAACATTAAGAGTTCCTGTAGTAATGGCATCTCCAGCAGTAGCCCCAAAAGCACTATTATTAGCCCCATTATTATAATACCCAGCATTATGCCCGAAGAATGCACAGGAACCTGCTGTAGTTTGAGTGTACCCAGCACCTCCGCCAAAGAATGCATTACTCCCGCCAGTTGTTAATGCCTGACCAGCAGAAGAACCAAAAGCATTATTGTTTGCCCCGCTTGTAAGAGTGGTTAACGAACTAACACCAAATGCATTGTTGTAGTCGCTAGTTACAGTTGCATCAAGAGCCGCATGTCCCACGGCTGTATTATACTCGCCGGTAGTGCAGTTCTGCATTGCTGCGTAGCCAACTGCTGTATTATTGTCCTCAAGGGCATTTTGTAGAGCATATGTGCCTACGGCGGTATTTTGAGCGCCGGTCTGGGTTGCACTTAATGCAGAACTGCCTACTGCTGTGTTATAAGAAGCCGTTGTATTGGCATCAAGAGCAGTAGATCCTACGGCAACATTATCAGAAGCCGTTGTATTTGCACTTAGAGCAAGACGGCCTACAGCAGTGTTATTACCTCCCGAAGTATTAGCATCAAGAGAACCATTACCTACGGCAACATTGTACACCCCGCTTGTATTTACTAGTAGAGCTTCGTGACCCACAGCTACGTTATAAGCGCCCCCAGCAGTGTCACGACAAGCAAGATAACCAACGGCGGTATTGCCACTGTCGGTTGCTGCGCCAAGAGCAGAATATCCTACAGCAGTATGCCCAGATGTCGTTGTGACGGCATCCAGAGCTTGATAACCCACCGCAACATTACCTGTTCCGGTCGTATTTGCACTCATAGCTTGGTAGCCCAGAGCGGTGTTACCAGCAGCCGTCGTGTTGGCATCAAGAGCCTGAACACCTACGGCAACATTCGATGCTCCGGTTGTATTTGCTGCAAACGCACTTGCACCAAGCGATGTATTTGAATCGCCGGTAGTTGTATTTATCCCGGCACTAGCGCCTACCGCTGTGTTAGAGCCAGCAGTCGTTAAAGCACCAAGAGAATGTATGCCGATACCAGTATTATCTGATCCTGTAGTAAGAACATCTCCTGCCCAAGCCCCAACCATCACATTTGAAGCGCCGGTAGTAGCCGCACTAAGAGAGTAAGCTCCCACGCAGGTGTTGTTAGCTCCGGTTGTCAGAGCATCACCAGCATAAGCTCCAATACCTGTGTTGTCTGAAACAGTTGTTAGAGATAGGGCGTTATACCCAATACCCGTATTTTCTTGGCCCGTTACGACTGTACCTAATGCGTTATGGCCCACTCCCACATTAAGTGGTCCCGTAGTTATGGCATCGCCAGCATCTGTCCCTACCATTACGTTGGAATATCCGGTGGTATTTAAAAGTAAAGCATTTTTACCAACAGCCACATTATTCGCAGCCGTAGTATTTGCATTAAGGGCTTGATGACCAATCCCTACATTATGTGCTCCTGTCGTATTCGCAGCAAGAGCAGTATTACCAACCGCTACACAGTTATTAGCCGTCGTATTAGCACCAAGAGCATTATAACCAATTGCTGTGATGTAAGATGCCGTCGTGCCAGCATCCAAGGCTCCATAACCCACAGCAACATTATTATCGCCTGTTGTGATAGCCGTGCCAGCTTCGTCGCCTACCAAGGTATTATAATTACCACCTGATTCGATAGTATTACCTGCATTAACACCCAATGTTAAATTACTACTTCCAGCACTGTGAGTCTTAATAGTAGCATTTACACCTGATGCTCCTACTTCTATGCCAGTAGAGGCTGTAGCAAGTTTTATAGCATTATCATTATAAAGTGTAACAGCACCATCTGTTGCCATTGTTGCCATAACTTCACTATTACTCTTTTGGAAACTAATTGAGCCACCATCAGATGTAATTTTAAGAACGCCTGTGCCTACATCCGTAATATAACTATCAGTACCATTGTGATAAATTTGAAGATCATCGGAATCGCCAAACGATAAATATCTGCTATCGGTAAAGCGCAGATAATTTGTTCCAGTGGGAACATAACATATATTAGTGTCAGCATCATTCTTTATAGTGACATCACCTGTACTGCCTTGACCAGCTAGGATAAGGCCTTCACTACTAGTATAACCTATAGCAGCATTATCTCCAGCGGCTGTATCTCCAGCAGGTTCAATAGTTCCAGTAGCAGTTAAATCTCCTGTTACATCTACACCACCAGATGCTGTAGCAAGTTTTGCACTATTATCATAATAAAGTGTAACAGCACCATCTGCAACTAATGTTGCCATGTTTTCGCCAGTGTACTTATTAATATTAATCTGGCTTCCTCTTATATGTAACAGACCACTACCAGAATCATCAATATAGCTATTGGAGCCGTCGTGATAAATTTGAAGATCACTACCAGCTCCCCACATAGCTTTGGCACTATCGGGGAAAAGAATATCATCAGTACCAGTTGGAACCGTGAATACCGTACCATCGGCATCATTCTTTAGTGTAATATCTGAGGTACTTCCCTGTCCTGTAAGAATAAGACCTTCCCCAGATGTGTATCCTATAGCTGCATCATCTCCAGAGGCAGTATCACCTTGAGGTTGGAAAGTACCAGCAGCGACAGCATCTCCTGAGATTAAAACATCTGCTAGTAGATTTGTAGTACCTCCCACTGCAACTGTTGAAGAAAATGAAGCAGCACCTCCAACACTAAGAGTAGAAGCTAGGCTTACCGCTCCTGTAACACTAAGTGTCCCTCCTATGGAAGTATTACCTCCCACAGCCAGATTACCACTAACAGAAACATCTCCATCGTATGTAATACCACCAGCAGCAAAGACAGTTCCACCTACTGATACATTACCAGCAACATCTAAATTACCACTAACAGAAACACTGTCTTCAAATATAGCTGCTCCTGCTACAGTAACTGTCGAAGCAAATGTAGCAGCACCTCCAATAGATACTGTACTTTGAAGGTGAGAGGCTCCTGCTACAGTAACTGTAGAAGCAAAGTGTGAAGCACCTCCAACTGATAGTGTTGATGCAAGTGATACTGCTCCTGCTACAGTAAGTGTGCTATTAAGATCAACTGCACCTTCAAGAGAGGTTGCTCCTGCAACTCTTAATGTTCCACCAAGAACAGTATTACCACTAACTGATACATCATCTTTAAATGTACCAGCACCTACAACTGTAACCGTGGATGCAAATGTACCTGCTCCTGTAGATTTAAAAGTACCACCTATGGAAGTATTACCTCCAACATCTAAATTGGAAGTTATAGATAAATTAGCTATAACACCACTTGTAATAGACGCCACAACTCCAGTAAGATTAGAACCATCACCATAGTATGCAGACGCACATACCTTGGCATTGGTAGCTTGTAGATTAGCTCCGACTATTGTCACAGTACCTACTATGGAAGCTCCACCAGCTACATTGAGATCACCTCCCGCACTGATATTACTAACAGAGATATTACCTGAGATCGCCGAGCCAGCTATATTAGTTAAATTAGAACCATCCCCGTGGAATGCAGATGCACATACTCTGGCATTAGCAGCTTGTACATTAGTTCCTACAATAGTTACCGTACCACCAACTACCAGACCACCGCTTACAGAGACATCCCCATCGAAAGTAGCATTTCCAACTGCCATGAAAGTGCCACCTATACATGCAGCAGAAGCTACATCTAAATTACCACTAATTGATACATCGTCCTTGAATTCTGCCTTGGATGTGAATGTACCTGCTCCGGCTACTGCCAGAGTACCCCCAACAGATACATTACTTTTTAGTGCGGCTGCTCCCACAACCGTGACTGTGCTGGCAAACGTGGCGGCTCCACCTATGGAAGCTGTGCTTTGCAGATGAGCAGCACCTACCACGGTAACTGTACTACCAAAGTTAGCTGCACCACCTACTGTGACCGTACTCTTAAGATGCGTAGCACCAGCTAATGTGGCAATACCAGCAACATGTAAAGTCCCACCAATTGTTACATTACTCACAGAGATGTTACCTGCAATCGTGGCAGTCACTCCAGTAATATTAGAGCCATCTCCGTAGAATGCCGAGGCACATACCTTGTCATCCACATGCATATTACCATCCAGTGAAACCGCTCCGGATACTGCAAACGTACCAGCAACCTTCACTGCATTAGTTGCAACTTGCAAAGCACTATTAGTTCCATCTCCTGTCTGTACATTCACCAGAGAGGTATCAACACCACTATTGGTAGTACTGGCATTGATAAGCAGAACTTGCTTATATGTTTCTGATATTAAATTACCTGTTAGATCTGTCATATTGTGTTCCAACTTCTGTTAGCATCATCCCATTTGGTAGTATGCGTTGTTTCTGCCAAGGTTACAGGATTAGTTGTTATCCATGTTTTACTCTTATTCCACATAACTCCTCGTCCCCCCAAATAATCGGGTCTTGGATTCAAAATTGCTGGATTATCTCGTACATCCGGTATCTTATTTAAAGGACTGTTCTTCAGATCGTACTGACCTTCAAAGTCTTGCGGACAAACCAGCATACCGTAACTATTCATCTGCATTACTCTGTGTGGATATACAAATCCACATGTATCACATACAGCCAGAGCATTTCTATTACTTGCCATTAGATATATCCTAATCTGGGTACAACACGCATGGAAGCTCTTTCTCGATCCTCCTGCATAGCTCTGAACAATATCTCTTCATAATTAGTTTTCAGCATCGATATCCTTTCAGGAGGAACACCAGGACGTTTCATTGACATGTAATAAGATAGTCCACACGTAAGAGGTGGAAGGAATCTCTTTGGCATATCTGCATTTTGTCCAGCAGATTTATCTACATCCATTAATTCGCTAATAACCTCTATTTTAAGAACATCCGTGGAATTCTCAGGAATAGGCCAGACAGACATGGTAGGATTGGCCATACCTCTCCGAATAGAGTATTGCATAGGTCGGCCTGTCTGGGTTTTATTTGGAATAAGAAGATATTCCTCTGGAGATATACGAGTAAGTTGTATGTCTGTGTCGTCTCGACCTAGAACAACTTCCAGAGCGTCCACAGTTGAGGAATCCAGACTATATGCGGTAACACTTGCAGCCACAGTTACACTGGAAACAGAAGTACTCCACAGAAGAATACCTCTATTTTGCCAGTCCTTGAGCATGAGATTAATTGAACGTCGAGCAGAAGCTGGCTCATGACCTAGAGTATCTTCCCCTCCGATCATTTCCATTGCTTCTTGTATAACCTCATCTATATCAAGGTTAAAATTATATGTAGACGAAACTGCCATTACTCACTTCCGCATTTACAATTCTCACATTTTTCTTTATCACAGTGGCAATCGCACTTACATCCAGAACAGGATTTATCTGTCATTATCTGCCTACCCTTCTTGTAGCTTTTCGATGAGCATCTTTGAAAGTATCTCCCTGCTTCATACGATCACGCATATATATCATATGTTTTGATGTATGTTTCTGAGAATGCTGTTTCAAAGCACTTCTTTGTTTTAATGTTAGTGGTTTTGTTTTAACCCTGCGAGCTTTAGTTTTCTTCGGACCCTTTCTAACCTGACCACCCCTTTTATAGTTAGTTTCTTGAAATACTCTCTCTTTTCGAGCTGTCTCCTCTGGATCTTCTCCTACAGTCACTTCTCCAAATGGAGCTATATATACTCGTTTTGCTGGGGCGCTAGTATCTGGTCCAGATTTCTTTATCCAATCCCAAGGAAGCCAACCCGGTTTTTTCGTATCCTTTACTTTTTGATTTGTTGGGACTTTACTTTCAAATATAGGTGGTGTAGCTCCAAAATCATATGAATCTTTTACTTTTTTAACCTTCTTTATCGGTCCTGTTTGTGATGAATGAAGTCCATAACGTTTTTGTAGTGTTTCTAAATTTTGTGGTGTCGTCACTTTTCTTGCATTATCTGGAAGTTTATTATTAACCTGATTTATTTGTTTCTTTATCTGATTAGCCTTTCGTTGAGCACTTTCAGGATTTACCTTATATCTATCCATTAGTTCTTTAGTAATAAAAGCAGCGGGAATACCTAATGCCAGCGATACCGCTGCTGTTCCTAGAACAGGGTGTGCCTTTGCCAGTTTATTCAGCCGTTTCTTCGGCTTCGGCTGTGGCTTTGGCTTTCCATTTGGCCTTGACTGTGGCCTTGGTGCTGGCCGTGGCTGTGTCTTTGATGCTTGTGTTGTTGTCCCACCATAAAGACCTTCGCCTGGACGAGCAGTTCTCGTTGGTGTCTTTGGAGGTGGTCGAGGTACTGGAGGTGGTGTTGGTCCACGACTAAGTTCCAGTATCCGTTCATTTTCGGCTCTTTCTCTTGCTTCACGTGCCTCTCTGGCAGCTCTTGCCTTTTCTTTTTGTTGTTT